AAGCCCATATAAGCTAAACCCATAGCCATAGTCATACCCATAGCTTTATTCTTTAATGAATTTTGAGCTAGACTTGCAGTAATTTTATTTGCAGCACCAAAAGAATAAGACATAAAAGCAAATGGCAAAGAATATAAACCATTTTCAATTCTTGAATATCCTCTTACTGCTTTATCTTGTTTCATGCCAGGTATATACTGAGCAACTTTCCAAGGAACATAAAACACACCATCCATTGCAATAGGTTTATCTGCTGGAGATGCCATAATAACTGTGTTAAATATACCAGCATTCATAGAATAACGAAACTTATCTAATGTTTCACGTGAAACACCAGCTTTAACCCATCCATCAGAATTAGCTAAGTATAATCCTTTATCAGTTGCTCTTTCTACTGGAGCTTTTGTTGCAATCTCTTTTATTTCTTTAGCTCCAAACCCCATCTTAGCCATCATTTCTTTTGTTTGCTGAGTTGCTCTTCCATTATATATTCCTATTGAATCTTCAACAATTTGATGCGCTCTTAAAATAGATTCCATTCTTTTAGCTATATTAGTAGCTGGCCCTAATAAGTTCGTAGAATAAAATAATTGTTTGGCTTTACCAGCAACTTTACTATATAATCCACGATCTATTGTTCTATTTGATAGATCATCTATCAATCTCAAGCCTTCCATATTTTTTAATATATCCAAAGCTTCACCAGCATATCTACCTTCTTTGGCATTTAAAGATATTTTCTGACCATCCATAATTGAAAAAGATAACTTTAACCAAGCACCAGCTTCCCTTTGCAAAGCTATTGCTGCATAGTCAGTAAGTGTTGCAAAACCAGCAGAACCTAAATAAGTTAAACCAGCTAAGTCACTAAGCACTTGTCTGACTCTTTGATTTAATTTAGTTGGGTCTTTAACAACATTACCAACAACACGATCATACATATGTGTAAATTGCATAACTGCTTTTTGTGCTGATTTAACATTACTAGATTTAGATACACTATTGTAAATAAACTCTTGCACATCTTCTAATGACCTACCATTAAAATCATTTTTAAAATGATATTCTGGAGAAACTCTTGTTGTATAGTTCTTCATAACACTAATAGGATTTTGTTCTATAAATTCCCAAACAAGTTTATTAGGTATGTTTAAGTTTCTATGCCTTGTATGTTTAGAACTATAACCAGCAAAAGATTGTTCAAAGTTACCATCTGTTTCACCTAGTATCTTTGATACTGTTTCATCTGCTCTTTTTCTTACACTTGCTGGATTTGTTGATAATAATTTTTGTACACCTTTCTCATATATATATGGATTTTGTGCATACCATTTTTCTAATATTTGTGTAAATTTTTCTTTATTAGCTAGAATCATATCATGATTCCAATACCTAGCATAAAAACTCATTTCATTTTGAGGCACAGAAGTATCAACTTTAGCACTTAAATCTGATCTTAGCTCATCTAATTTACCTTTGTATCTTTCTATTTGTAATTTATTGTAATCTAAATCACCTTTTATTGCTGGCGTTGCTTCAAGTTCTTTTAATCTTATTTCCAATCTAGCTATCTCATTAATCAAACCACGACGAGTACCAATCATATTAACATCAATTAATCTTTGTTCCCATTCTTTCCAAAAGTTTTGAAACATTTTAATAGCTTTCTTTTCACCAGCAGTAACACCATCTAAATCATTAAAAACCATACGTCTGTTTACGTTCTTCATCCAATCATCAAAGGTTTTAGCACCCCATATTCTATAATCTAATACACCAGTTACTTTCTTATTAGTATCTTCAGAGTATATTTTCATTATATCATCATATACTCTTACCCATTTGCCATGATCTGTATTAGATTTTATATGAACACTAAAATCAGAAGGAATACCAAGAGCATTCTTTTGCATCTTCATACCCATGTCACTTCCTAATTTGTGCATTAATTCTTTTACATCATCACTAATAGCTTTGTTCATAATAAAATTTTTATAAGGAGTAGGTATAGCTTTGTAAGCCCATGAGTTTAAGAAAGCACCAGAACCACTAGTATCAAAACTATTTGGATTATCTAATACTGGAATATCATCTGGATTAATTTTGGTTTTAACACCATCTCTAAAAACAGAATACTCACTTATACTTCTTTCATCTCTAAGAAAATGAAGTGCAAGATTATCAATACGATCTTCATACAAACCTAAACGCTCATATTTTAATCTAGGATTTGTAGTATGATGTAATTCGTGTAATAAAATAAACTTAGCATATTCATCAACATTATTAAATAAATCTATATGTTTTATTTTATTTAAATGATGTCTATAAGTTGCTTCAGAAATTTCTTTATTATCATAAACTTGTTTTAATTGTGTTTTATATTGTTGTATTGCAGCTTTGCTTTTTGTTTTACTTTTAAAATCTTTGTAACTACGTTTTATAGCTTCAAAGTTTAAATATATGTTTCCGTCTTTTGCATTAACACCAAGTATTCCTGTTAAATTTTTATTCTCTTTTCTTAGATATTCATTTACTTTTGCTTGATTAGTAATAATTTTATTATAGGAAAAGTTTTTAAATATCTTAGTAAGCTCTTCTTCTGATGTATCAAAAATAGATTTACCACTTGATCTTGCTATCTTTACATTTTCTGTAAAGTTACCATGCAACATTCCATTACTATCTCTATAAATACCATCTGGTTTGAACGTACCAGTAGCTATCATTTCAGATGTAACTTGATTATATATTTCTTTTCTTGCTCTGTTGGTAAAGTAATCTGATATACCTCTACCAGCACCAGTTAAAGCACTACTAAAAAGAACAGATGCAGTTGTTGTAGCCACACCTTCCATTGGGGAAACTGTAGGATCAGCATATACTCTACCAGTTTCTAATGGTCCGACAATAGCTGTGGTCATTAATGCTGATTTACGCATAGCATCCCATACAGATTTACTACGCAATATAGGAAAGAAAATTGTAGCACCATTTATAGGATCAGCTATTAATGCTGGTATATAAGTAGACCAACTTGTATTTTCTAATGTTTTATGTTGCTCAAGTCTACGATATTTTTGCTCAATCATTCCTAAAAAATGTTCTTTATTTCTAGCAAATATCAAATCATTTTTTATATCTCTATTATTTAAACTTTCTAATTGTTCTACAATAAATGGATCAGTTGATGTTAATGCATTAAAGTTACCATTATCTAAATCATCATGCAAACTTGCATCATGTTTTAAATAATTATCTACTTCAAATAACATTGAACCATAACTTATACCCATCATGGCTGACCATGCTTCTGAAAAACTACTTTTTCTAGGAACAGCAGTAGAGTAAGTTTGTCTATTATCGTTTGCTAAACCTATGTTATCTGGAACAATACCTTTTTTTATATCTTCTAAATCCATTATTGAATACTCATTATTAATCGCATAGCCTCAATGGTTTCATTAGATAGTTCACCACTTTCAGGAACACCCATTTGATTTATACCTGGCAATCCATCTAAATCTACAAAATGACTTGAATATAAATTCATAAAATAATCTTGCTCTCTTAATTTTAACTGTGCTACTGCATTCATTCTTTTTATATTTCTTTTATCAATAGTTTCTATTTGTATTTGTTTTACTAACTCTCTTGATTCTTCTAAAGACAATTCATTTTTTTTTCTAAACTTATATGGTGTATTATCTGGATAACGATAATCTGATATTATCTTACCCATCTCACCCATTTCATCCTTTATTAACTTATTATTAAGTTCAATATTTTTTAAACGATTAAACTTAGCTGCAATATCAAAAGGATTTACAGTTACAATATCAGTTGAATCAAAATTATTTACTTCTAAAAGATATGAAGCAGCATCTGAATCTGTACCAATATTAGCCCATTTTAATTTCACATCTTCATAATATTGTTGAGCTTCTAATGGAGTGCTAAAAGAAGGATAATCAAAAACAGACTTACCAGTAGATTCTATTCTTTGAACTAAAGCTGAAATTTCTTCTTCTGTATTAATTGGCATTATCCTACCATCCCAAACAGTAGGTAGTAAGAAATGTGCTTCAATACCATTAACTTCAAAACCTAGTGTAGAAGCATAAACTGTACTTGTTAAATTGTTTCTTTGTACAAAATTACCATCTGCTATAGTTTGATAATGATGTTCTGTTAGTGGATCAAGTTGATTTTTTTTCATTAATCCACCCATAGGCATATGATTTGGCATATCTTTTCCTTTAAAAAACATACCATATAATTCTTCTCTAGGTAAAAACATACCCCTATCTGCATACTCAAAACCATCAGCTAATGTACTAATAACATCAATAGGGTCATTATCTGTTCTATGTTTAGGTGATATAATAATACTTATTATATTATTTGGATCATAATCTTTTTTATTAGGATATAACTTATCTCCAAACTTTAATGCAAAACCATCTTCAACCATTGATGAACCAATTCTTGTAAGATGATCTTTCCAAAAAGGCATAGCAACTTCTAAAATTATACTATCTTTTGTAGCATCTCTTACTTCTTTATTAGGAATAGTTATCTCTAAAGCTTTATTAGTACGATTTGTTCCAGATGGATCATTAAAGTTTTCAAGAACCTCAGAACTTTGAATGTATCTTTCTCCATATCTTTTGTTTAAAAAGACACCTAAAGAAGCTTTATCTCTTACAGTTCCTAAAGCAACAGCAACAGGCAACTCATTATCTATCATCTCAAAAAAATTAGCACTATTAAAACGACTTAACCCTTTTGTTCCTAGTTGTTTATTTATCTCATCTTCTAATGAATCATTTCTAAAATCATCTTTATTTTCATCTAACCAAGTTTTATACAAACCAATATTACGATTTACTAAATCAATATTAGATTTAATAGATGATATATCAATGTTTACATCTCTTGCTGTCATATCAAGAATAGTAAATAATCTTGCTATTTCTGAATCGTTTGTAAACTTAGTAGGTACAATATCTATTGTTTGATCGCCATTACCACTTGGAAACTGTTTTAAAGTTCTTAAAAAATTAATAAAAAAATTCATATTTTTATTTTCAAAAGCAGAGTTAGATGGATCACTAGCAAATGTTTTAACAACCTTAACTAGTTCATCACCAACATTATCATTAGCTATCATTTCTAATAATGGTAGATCAAACTTTCTATCCTGTGATGTATAATGATCGAAAGGATTAAAAGGTAAATCACCTATTTTATGTCTTTTTCTTATTACTTTATCAACTTGTGAACCTTCTGCATTTGTTACATCACCTGTTGTAAGACTATTAAACTCTCTTATTTCATTTTTAAAAGCTTCTTTCTTTTCATAATACTCATTATAATTATCTAATATAGATTGAAACATTCTTTTTTTATCAACTACATTAAAGTTAAACTCTCTTTCTAATTGTGATAACTTTACTCTTAGTGATTCTGGTATAGGTATATCTTTTGATCCACTGTCAAAATAATCTCTTATTTGTTTTACATCTTCTTTGCCTAAACTTTTTGTTGTACCTTCAGATTCTATTATAAAATTAATTAATTCATTTGCAATTAACTGAGAAGCAACATCACTTTTTAATTCTTTTTCTAACTGATTTTTTTTCTCATCACTTAATATAGATTTACCACCAAACTCACCTCTAACCGTTGTTTGTGAATTTAAATCGTTTAATAACTTATTATAAGATTCCTCATTAAAATTACCTGCTGTTTTTAATTCATCAATAATATTAAAACTTTGATTATCAAATCTATCAAAAAATACATCTCTATTTATACTTAATTGATTTGCTTGAAAAATTTCTCTATCTTCTTTTTGTAATTGAGCATCTATCTTTTCTTGTGCTATTCTTTTTTCTAATATTCTATCTAGAATTTCAAATTCATTTGCTTTTAAAAATCCTTCTACATCATTTTCTGGAATAGGATAATGTGTTAAAAGATTTTTTAATTCAGTTGCAGCTGGTATACCAATTAAATTTTCATTAACTTCATTTGGTTTAACAGAACCACTATAAGAACTCATTATAAAAGCTTTAATATCTTTTAATGTTTCTGAACTTGTATTTGTAGGTATTGTATTAGCAATCTTTTTAATAATGTTTGTATAACCTTGATTTAAAACTCTACCTACAACTTTATCAATAGAATTTAATATTCCATTATCTCCTTCATAACCTCTATTTGGGTCTGATATATTAATTAATTGATTGCTTTCATGTTTTGCTTTACCATTAACTTCAAAATTATATAAATCTCCATAAGGTATAAAATCTCTATTTAAAAAATTTTGTTCAGTTGTGTTATTTAAATCAATAAAATCACTAACACTAATAGCTGAATTAATTTGCTGTTGTAATTTTAAAGCTTCATCACTTTGTTGTTTCTTATTAGCAGCATCTTCAGCTAAAGCTGTTCTATGTGATTCAAATAATGTCTGGTCACTTTTATAAATAGTAACCATGTCCTTAATCATTTGTTGACTAGGATTAATACTTAAAAAACTTCTTATAAACTCATTTGCTTCTTTTGGTAAATCTCTATGAGTGCGTCTTAATTTAACTGAGTTAATAAATATATCTGAATAAACTCTACTATTTTTAAAAAATTTATCATTTAAAATAGTATTTAATCTACCTTGTAAAAATACATTTACACCATCTCTTATTGTTCCAAGAACTTCTCCCTCTGTTGTTGTACCAGAATCTATTAAAGCTTGTTTGCTTGCCCTAAATCCATTAATTGAATCTTGTATAAAACTATCTGGGTAATCACCAAAATCACTACCACGAGGAACACCAAATTGATTAACTTGATTTTGGAAATTAAATGCTCCATTAAGCATCATATCTATAAAATTATTGTCTTGTTTTTGGTCTAACTCTTTTGCTTTTCTTAAACTTTCTTGATAAATATTAGAACGTATATTAGCTACATAACCTTTAGTCTGGTTAATACCTAATTCTCTTGCAAACTCCTTAAACTTTCCTTGAGCAACATCTACTACTTCAGCAGTATATCCTAAGAAAGCATTTTCAAAACCAGCTACATCTAAAGAATATTTAGTATATAATTCTTTAGCTTTAGCTCTATAATCATTCTCAATAGCTTCAAAGAATCTCTGGTCAATAACTTGCTTAAAAGCATCCATAGCTATTGTTCCATAATTTTCTGGTAAACTGTAAGCCTCTGGCATACCAGTATCACCATTAATACCCATTACCTTTTCAATAGGAACAGACATACCAAACTCAGTAGCTACCTTCTTAGCTTCATCACCAGCAGCTTGAAAAAATAAATTAGATGTTTGTGCGTAAGAATTGGAAATACTTTGCAGAGAGTTTGCTTTTGTATTAGAACTTGCTACATTAATACCTATCTCTGGTATTGATACTTTACTTTTATATACACCTATAGCCATCTATACTTTTCCAATCAGAACTTTGTTGTTTTATATTGAAATGCCATCTGTATAGCATTGTTAAATCCAGTTGTTATTGCAGCAGTTTGTGCATACTCACCAGATGAAAGAACCTCTTGTTGTTTTGCTCTTAATCTGTAATCTCTTATTAAAGATGTGTAGTTAATACTACCAATATCTTTTTGTAATTCTTTCTTTGATCTCTTAAAACCAGCCTTAGTTGATGGATCATAACCTCTGTTAGCAAGACCTAACCAAGCTTCTGATTGTGCCATGATTGTTTCATACTCAGCAAATCTTTCATTGTGTTGAGCCATTGCTTGTATCTTTGCATTCTTTCTTTCTAACTCAATATCATAAGCTGATTGTGTTGCTTTTCTTTTTGCCTCTCTGCCAGCTTGAATACCAGTAATAAGACTCATTGCTCCAGATAAAACTGCTAAACCTAATGGATTCATTATATTTGTACCTCTGCTACTATGCTATTGACTTGCATAGATAATGGATGTTGTTGACTAATTGTTATTTGTGGATCACGACTATAACCTAACAATCTTATTTCTCTTTTACCAGATATTGAGTTTCTAGGAAGAGAAGGATCATCTGTTACATTCCTAATTTCTAAATTCTTAGAGTTTATTGTCATAGATAAAGTATCACGAATGTCAACAACAACACGACCTAAACCTCTAAGCATACCTGTTGTTGGACCCTCTGATGTATTAATATCCAATGGATTTGTTTTTAACTCTGGTGTAATACCATATCCTATTTCAACACTTGATAATGAACTATCAATACTAGCAACATTAATTTGATTACCACTTACTGTATGCTGACCAAGATAGTTATTACCATCAATAACATCTAGTACAGCACCATTATCAAATGTTTCTCCAGAACCATTGCCCACTGTAAATACACCATTACTACCAGATGCAGTAACTGACATATCTAAATTAGTTGAGTTATCTAATTCAACCAGATAAAAATAATTAGTACCACCACCAGCATTGTTATCTACAATAGAAAATACTCTTTCATCAACAGTACATACCGACTTAAAACTACCAGTGCTATTAAAAGTAAACTCTGTATATCCAGCTTTCTGTTCAGCACGATTAGAATTAAATACTGCCATCTTACCATCAGTATTAACAATGAATATATAAGATTCCGGTCTGTTAATTGCTGCTTGCAATGATGTCATATCATTTGGATTTGTTATCAAATGAGATGATAGTGTAGATACACTATTAGAAATATAAGCATTTTCTTTATCTGAAAAGATAAACTCTCTCATAACAGTACCAGATCGTTGTACATAAATAGTTGCACCATCAAACACAACAGGTTTCACATGACTAACTCCATAAGGAGTTTGTCTACGAATCATAGCATTCAATGGAGTAATAGGTGTGTTTTGATAAGCTGGTACAATAAACTCAGAACTTTCAGTAAAGACTTGTAAATCTCTATTTGATATTAAATGCTTAATACTATCTAACTGACCAATACTACTGTTAAGTTGTATTGATTCATTATCTAATGCACTTCCAACATTAAAATCAAAGAACTGATTTGTTTTACTACCAAACAAACCATCTGGTTGTGATGTTGTTCCACCAAAGAAAAGCCTACCTTCATGAAAACAGATAGCTCTTGGAAAACCACGATACTCAGAAAAAGACTGTTCTTCAAAGTCAGAGCTTTCTGAAGCTGAAACTATCTTAGGCGCACCACCACCATCTTCAGAGTTATTTGCACTAGTAGTACAATCATAAGTAAATTTATTATCATCAACAATGGTTGCAACAGTATAAGTTCCATTTAAGTTACTATTTGCAATTCCACCTACGTCTGTTGTTTCAGATATAGTAAAACTATCACCTACATTTAGGTTATGTAATGGCATAGTTACTTCAATAACACTAGAGCTTTTTACTGTTCTTAACGCATTAATATCTAATTTAGTAAACAGCTCATCTTGTACTGTACCTGTTGCTTGAGAACCAGATTGTACAGAAGTAATTAATATCTCTTGACCTCTAAACTTCATAGTAATTCCAATATGTTTAGAGTTTGGATAATTACTACCAGATATACTACCTGTTGTATCAAAGTAGTTTTGTGCAGAATACTTTGTTGCATTAGCATTTGTAGATAAAGGTTCAGCACCACTTGATGTATGTGCAGTATTAACTCTGTATATTAAATTAGCATTAGTATCTTTTACCAAAGTACCAATTGTATAAGATTGACCACTAGCCCAATTATTAGCTGTACCAGTTGGTTTAACTGTCATAGTTATCGAACCAGATGTACCACTAGGAGTCATAGTAAAATTCTGTGGTTGAAAGCTAAAGTAAGGCTGATACGTTTGTTTGTTGTCTGCTCTTTTATCAAAAGTAAAATTAGATACTTCAAAAGTAATTAGTGAAGTTCTTACCAGCTTTAAAGTTTGCATTGTGTTATGACATAAAAACATTACGTCACCAGTTTGTGCAAAGTTTATTTCTTTAATAAGTGATGCAGTAAATGGGAGATTGTTACCATCTATATCTGTTGTAATAGTTTGTAACAAAGTTACTGCACCACTAGACGCAGAACCATTAGAATCAAAATCAAGTATTATTACCTTAATACTATTAGCAGTAAAACCAATAATATATCTTTCATCATCACTAAATATAAAAGGAATAATTCTTAAACCAATATCCGTAGTACCAGCAGATGCACCAAGATTTAGTTTCTTTTTGAAACCTGGTCTTTTAATAACACCACCTTCATTACGAATAAAAAAGTTTGTTAGTTTTTGTGCAGATTTATTATATACCTCTGCATCTGTTCTACCTATCATAGATGGACTAATTTCACCAAATTGAAAATTAGTAAATGGTATTCTGAATGTCTGCATTAACTTTGCCTTGCAGTTATAAACCTATTTGTTTCAAGCCTTCTTGTAGTTTGTTGTTGTGAATCTAAACTTCTAGCTTTAGCCATTGCACCATCTGCTCTTATTGTCATTAATTGTGCTAAACTTGCATCTCTTGCTATAGAAGTTGCTAATATAACAGATAAAGAAAACTGTACTGCTAATGTAAAATAACTAGGAAAATCTAATTCAGATGCCCTAAAAGAATAATCTGAAATTACTTCATCATTTTCTGATGTATTAGAATAAATCTTATCGCCATAAATTTGATACTCAATCAAATTATCATTTACTGTTACAGCATGAACCATAAGATTATCTTGTGGTATTTGATAGGCAAAGTTAAATCTACCTGTTGGTATATCAGTTAGTCTGTTTAATACTTTTTGATTAGTAGCAAATCTCCATCTAGTATTTGTTAATGCAGTACGAACTACATCTTCATAAAGATTAACACATACTAAGGCTTCCGTAGAACCATCATCAAAAGAACTGATTGGTTCTGCTCCAATTAAAATTAAAGCTCTACTACAAATATCAAGTGCTGTATTTGCCTCACTTGGAGTTAATGCCATATTTTAAAAGGGAGGGTTTTACCCCTCCCCTCCTCTATTAGTCACCATCTGTTTCTACAATAGCTGTACCATCCGATACATCTACTACAGAGCCAGTGTTTGATAGTACGTTTACCCAATTAGTTGTTGGAGCATTGGTATCTGAAACACAAATAACATCACGAACATTCAACATATTTGCAGCACTATTAAAATAACCAGCACTGTTAACAGTTGCAATCGTATCTGTTGTTGAGTAGTTCCAAAGTTTTGGACCATCTCCATTCATAGACCAAAGGGTTAAACCAGAAGCACTATAAGCCATATAATTACCTCCTATGAATTATTATCTAGGACTTCATAAACACCGTTGTCATCAATAACAACAGCACCCATGCTCATCATAGATGTGGTTAAATGTGCTGCTCTTTCAGCAACATAGTTTAATTCAGTTGATACATCAGCACCAATACCAAGACCTACTGCTGAAGTATGGTATGCCATATTCTTACCAGCAGTAACTGCTGATGTTGAAAAGATATTGAAACCAAGAAATTGTTTCATTGTCATTCCACCAGCATAAGGTAAATTCTGCTCACCAACATAATCTGAACTTGCAAATTCTTCTATTAAGAATAAATCTGCAAAACCTTTTGGATTCATGGCTAAGTATCTTCCACCATCTTCTGGAATATTTCCAGCACCAAAAGTTTCAAATAATGTTAACAAATCAGCTTTTGCTAACGCACTACCTGTGTCATGAATCTGTGTGCTATTAGCACCAGAATCCATAGCATCATATAGTATTTCATCTGTTTTACGACCAAGAGCCGCCGCCGCACTTTTTGCAACAGCTTGTCTTTCATCAATGTTAGTCTTTAACTCATCTAACTTGTCAATGTACTCTGCTGCATAAAAGTCAGCCATAGTAGCTTCAACAGTTGTATGAGCTAGTTCCATTGTAGTAACTAAACCATTTCTTGATTTAGTTGATGCAGAGCCAGTACCAATCTTCTGAAAACGTACAACATTACCAGTAACATTGGAAACAGTACGAACTGTGTTACGTAATTTACTACCCATTCTTTGATAGGCAATATGAACCTCAGATTCAAACTGTTTTATAAAGGCTGTAGATATAGTATTTGCCATAAGCATTTCCTCTATAAAGTTTCAATAATGTCTATGCGATTATCTGATTAGATCACCTCATAGCAATTATCCATAAAGGGTTGCTCAGTGCATTACAGGTCGTGACTCTTTATTATTAACATCATTATAAAAACTATTGCAACGAAAAAATTTAATAAAATCTACATCATTGATATTTATTTTCTCACTAAATTGAAAGCCACAGAACCTTAAAAAACGTATTGTCCTTTTATTATTAGCTGGAACAACGTTATAAATAGTACTGTAACTAGATTGCAACAACTCAATAAAATCTCTAGCGTGTCTGCAAATTTCTCTATAATTGTTTTGAAATTCATTTGTGCAAAGCATCCATATCCTAGCTTCATTGTTTCTAGCTGGTATTGTACCAAACATAGCTAATGGTGTTTCATCATCAAGAATAGTAAATGTAAGAGAATGATTTTGTGTAAATGGAAAAGCTAAAGCATAGCGACCATCTACGTTCATAGCTTTCAATTCTTCTTCATCTTCATCACGAAGATTAACACACAAATAATCTACATGATCTAAATTAGAATGAACGCAAGATAACAATTATCCTCCTCCATTTAATTTATTATAACCTTCTGTTACCTCACGAATATAATTTAAATCTTTCTTAGCTGGATTCCAATATCGTTCATCATTCATCATAGACTCTAAAGTCTGTAAATCTAAACGATTAGCTGGTTCAGTATCTATATTACCACCTTGCTTTATACTTTCCATAATATGTTCTATTGCCTGTATACCTTCAGATGTTTCTGTAAGTCTTTCTATAGCTGGCATAAGGTTTTCTGGAAAAAACTTTTGTGCAAATAATGCAGTAGCTTGTATTCTTTCTTCTGCATTATCACCAAGTTTCTTTACTTCATCTTCCCTATTAGATTCAATAGAGCCAACTATTGACTCTCTTTCTTGTTCAAACATATTAATACCAGCTTCAAATTCTTCTTGGCTCATACCATTTTCCCAAGAAAACTTAGACCACCAATCTAACATTTTATTATCTGGAGCTAACGATTCATCAATACTTTTAGGTAATACATAATCACCAGCACTTTCTGGTCTGTCAGCATAAGCTTGTTCATTTAATTCTTTTTCCCAAGCTTCTCTTATATCACTTTCTTTCTGACCTTGTTTCTTCTCAAGATTACTATACGATTCTAACAAAGCTTCTGGTGTTTTAAACTTTTCTGGTAGCCACTCTGGTCTTGCTGGTGCTTGATCTTCAGCAGTTACAAAATCCTTTTCCTCTGATTTTATGTCACTTGTGTCACTTATGTCAGGGGTCTGTTGTTCCATTGCTTCTGATACTGTTTGTGTTTCTTCAGACATTACTGCTCTCCTTTTCAGCATGATTAATTCTACGTTCTATAATAGCATACAAATATCTTTGACCCTCATGATGACGTAAAGCACTATCACTTATATTCGGACCATTAACATATTCTATTGTAAGTTTTCTTAAATACTTTAATACCGATTGACCATTCGGTGTTTTAAATAAGGATTTTATATCCATACTTATTCTTATATCTTCTTGCTTACTTCTTTCTATTCCATCTACACCAATATGTTTATTGTTGGACAACTTCCTCTCCCTGTTGTTGTTGAGCTTGTTGCAACTGTTGAGCCTGTTGCATTAACTGTACAAGTTCTTGTCTTTCACTTGCATCTCTTATTAAACTATCTGGTACATTGAATTTCTTAGCTAAATGACTAGCAACTTCCTCACCACTAACTAATAAATTCATAATCTCTGGACCAAAACTTTGTTGAACTAACTGCATCCATTGTGCAGTATTGTTTATATCTTGCTTTGCTTGTCCTTGACTTAATGGAGATACAGAACGTACCTTTACTTGTCTACCATTTACTGTAGGTATTTCTATTCTACCTTGTTTCTTAAGAATAAAAATAACCCTTTGAAGAACTGGTTGTACTAATTCTGATTGTAACCTACCAAATGCAGAACCAATCTGTCTGGATAAATCAGCCATACGTTCTGCAATCTCAGTAGCAGTAGCTGGAGTTTTATTAGGATCACCAAGCATTTCATTATACAAAGCTCTCTTAATATTTATACGCATATCATTTAAAATAAACTGACTAACATCAAAACTACCAGCAGCCCTAATCGGTTGCAATCCAGCAGAGTTTGGTGCCTTAGGTATTACTGTCCCAGGTACTAAACTAATTGTATCTGGATTAATAATACCATCATCATCTAATTGATAGATACCAGAGATTGCCATTTGTGCATTTTCCAATACTAACTGTACAGTAAGGTTAGTTGTTTTAATTGCACTTAATGCATTCATAAGTGGACCACGACCATAGACTTCACCAGCACATTTAGACCAACGAAAACAAATAAATGGATTTGATCCTATACCTTTAAAGCTATCAAAAGATATTATATCTTTATCACCTGTCTCAATGACATAGGATAAAAAAGCATCTTCATTTATTTTAGAATAATCTTTACAAATAACCTCAAGAATATTTGTTTTTACTTCTGGACTATTTTGCATAAGTTGTACAATCTTAGGACTAAACGATCCATTAGGATAAAGTATTGGTAAATCAGAATATCTTACTTTTCTCTCACGAAAGACATGATCTATCTTATCATCTGGTCCAGTATCTAAAACAACATGAGGTAATGGAATAGCAGAAAAATTAACAGGGTGTACTGCATCACCTTCAGCAACATGAAGAACACCAGTGCCTACTGCTAAATCCATAAACGATTCATGCACCTCTTGACCAAAGTTAGAGTTTTGTAATACTTCAAACACATAGTCAGTTACTTCATCAAGATCATTATTAACTTCTTCTCTTTGTTCTTTGGGTACTTCAGAACCAGCAACAAAGTCAGCCCACCTAGCAAAGTTAGGAACTAAACCAGCTTGTAACCTAGATGCAAATTCCTGTACACCAACTACTGCTGTTTCATCAAATATCTTTTCATCTCTTCTCTGACCAACAGATTCAGTATAAAAAGATTCTCTTTGAGGCATAGAGTATTCATAACACTCTTCAAACAATGGTACAAAATTTTCTCTATGCGTCTTAGCTTTTTCATATTTATGTAAAAAGTCTTTAGCTTCTTTATGCATTATACTTTCCTAACTAAATTTTGAATAAAAACCTTTACCACCCCTAGAACCAGTAATTAAGGATTGCGCTCCTATAATTCTTTTTCTTGGCTTACCAGATTTTGTTAAAGCAGAAGAAACAGTATCTGGCTCTTTTGGACCAGCAGAAGCTAATGGTTGATTAACAACAACGGTTCTTTCTACTTGGCTTGCTTTGTTTGTTTTAATCTGAGCTTGTTGTTTTTCTTTTTCAAGTTCCTGTTGCCTCTCAGCTTCTGGATCTCTAACAGGCGCACTACTACCACCACCAAAACACATTGTACAATCTCCTTACATTCTTGACCAAAAATTAAATCTTTGTTTCATAGGTTTTCTTTTAAATAAATCATAGTCTTTCTTAGCATTAAACGAAGAAAGGGGTTGTTGTCCAGAAATTAATTGTCTGCCTTCACCAGCACCTAACATTAGATACTGTAAAGCATCATGAATATGAGAGTACATATTCTTTTCTGGTTTGTCATCATAGCGTTCTCCAGACACTTGCATTCTCCTATAACAATACCCACCTTGAAAACCTTTTATCAAAGAAGGACATCTTCTGTCTATTAAAAAAGCTGGTTGACCATCTGACATTTTTGTCAACTGTGACGAAACTGACTCTAATCTAAGATCAACACTATTGGATGGAGCTGGCATTGCCCTAAGACCAGCACCTCTTAGAATCTGAAATGGAGTCGATTCATCTGTTTGCGCTCTAAAATCACCAGCTGGATCACCAATAATATTTACATCAAGACCAGAAAACCGTGTTGCTATCTCTTGTCTTAACAGTTCTGCAAACCTAACAATACCCATATCAATTGCTACAATCTCTGATTGTAATAACCAACGACCTCTAACCTTCTGACCAAAAACTGCGGCTGGAGTAAGTCCAAAGTCAACACCAATGTATAAAGGTACACCAATAGCAATCGGTATTTCTTCTTGAGCAATATGGGTTTCACTAACAAATTGAGGGTAAACTGGTTTACCTTCCTGTATAGAACCTAAACGATTCATAACATAAACATCTATCCAGCTTTTAGTCTTACCACGAATAAGATTGGGATAATAAGTATCAAGTATATTACTATTATTCTCAGCTTTCTTATTCTTTACATAAGTATTAACATCACCTTTCTCATCAAGCTTTTCTTCCATAGCTGGTGGTTGAACAAAGAAAGACCAATTATCAGGCTTGATTAACATCTTAGCTTGCTCTTTAGGAATGTAATCTGGTATCGGAACCTCACCAGCCATGATTGCCCACCAATGATCTTCTTCTGGAGCATTGGTATCTGCAATGACACCAGACCAACTTGGTCCACCCTCACGCATAGAAGGATAACGACCAACACGCATAGTACATGCATCAATAATACTCTTGGGTACTTCCCTTGCTTCGTTAATCCAGATACCAGTAAGTTCCAAAGAAAGAAGTTTCTTAACATCTTCTGGTCTATCCAAAGCTAAGAAAAGAATCTCAATGTCTAATTCGTCTTGTTGTATATGATGGGTATAAGGTACTGACCAATGAAACTTACCCCATACATCTTCTGGAAACCAATCAAGCCAAGTCTTTATAGTAGTCGTTCTTAACTGTGGATTAGTGTTTCTGATAATAGCCCAACGACTCTTACGCTTACCTTCCTTGTTCTTGTGTTGCTCCAAACTTCTTCTAAATACTTCAACACAACAAGCAACTGACTTACCAGAACCAACCGGACCTCTTATACCTCTAAAAAAATTAGAGTCCTTCATAAATGATTTTATAGTTTGACCATCTGGTTTGTAAGTAAAGGTATGCACTATCTTTGATCTATTTTATAATTCTTACCAGTTTCTAATAAACTTTCTAAAGTTTCTGATTGAATACTTGCTATCAGTTTATCAGCTTCATAATTGGTTATAAAATCTTTTGGATAGTATTTCATGTGTACAGTTTTTACTACATGCCTTAATATTCTACGATCCTCTTGATTTAGCTTATGATAAAAGCTCATTTCTTTTTAGTACGTTTGGTACGTTCAGTACGTTTTGGTGGAGTTGGTTTAGCCTTCCTTGAAGGCAACCAAAAAAATAATATTTTTAATAGCATACTCATGTTCGATACTTCCTCACTTTCTTAGCAATACTCTTAGGTTGTTTAACAAATTGTTTTCCTTTTCTATTACCTTCTGCTTTAGCACGATTGGTTGCCGCCTTCTCACCAGCACTCAAAGACTTCCAAGCCTTATCTGGTAAATATCTCTTCTTACCTTTTGATGGAGAGCCATCAGAAGTTCTCCACTTCTGCTTACCCCAATTAAATAAAGATCGTTGAGGAGCTTTCAAGTGTAACCTCCACCTTTGGCTTTATACATCCTAGCCAGCATCTGTGCCTTTCTTGCTGACCATTGACCAGGCTTGCCACCTTTACCACCAGCTTTGATTCTGTTGAATAAACTCTTTCTCATGGAAGGTTTGGTATAATTACCAGCTGCGTTTACTGCCATAATTAAATCCTACTCAAATAACTTTCTTGTTAAATCTTTATATATCAATTTTAACTGCTTGTTTGTTTCTTCTTCACACAAATCAGCCATCTCTTGATCTGACATTTCCTCTGGTTTCAAAACTTCAACTTCTGGTTTTTTCATTTTAATAGTTACCTTTACTTGCTTTTTCTGCTTCATAAGTTAGTTGTTGAAATTCAATAGGATCACCAACATCTTGTTGGAATCTTAAATATATTTCTTTGTCTGATAAACCCATGTTTCTTTTTATATATTTATAAGTTGTAGTTTCAAACTCTTTTATGTAATCTATAAATGCTTTCATACCAGCAAATTTAGTGCTTTTATCTTTATCTTTAGCTTTCTTTGCTTTTCTTATTGCAGCTACTTGTTCTGGAGTTTTCTTTACCATTATGCTTTATTCCTTTTACTAATTGCTTTTGCTTTGGCTCTAGCATCTGCCTTTGAACTAGCACCCCAAGCTTTTAAACTAAGAAGCAACCGAGTCGGCTTACCCTTAGAATCTCTTTCTGGTCCTTTCATATTTCCCATACGAGCTAAGAAAGAAGCACGACGAGGATTATCACCTCTCCTAACTGGAGGTTTCAAAGTTCCTTGAGTATAACTCTTACGACCTCTTTCATTTAAACCACCTCTGGGGTTCTTTCCTTCTTTTCTTGTCCAAGCTGGTGTTTTTGCCATAACGAACCTTTCTGACTAAAAATGTGAGTAGACTACTACTTGCTGTAACACTTCCACTGTTTTTCCCCCCCTATAGTTTGTTGACACGCTATGCATTTAGTCCAGCTGTATGTTGATTTTAATACCACCCGTATGCAGATGCATATGTTTGTCAGGAGCTTTAAACCCTGCCCGATCAAGTATGTCTTTGCTAGCTTCCAACTGAACGTACTCACTTCTTGCACCAGTGCTAAGCTCTGACAACTTATGCGCCGCATACGTAGCATTTAGTCCAAGAGTCTGCTGAATTGCTGTCTGCATATAGGCTTGTACCTTAGGTGTCCGTAATGCCTTACTAGCAGACACACGACCTGACTCTCCTTTAGCGTAGCCAGCAATACCAGCTGCCTCTTTGATACTGCACCCAGTGGCTACAAGCGTATCAACAAGCTTCACTTGTTTGTCGGTTAGTTGAACACTTAGCTCTGTCATATAACCATCCTCTTTATGTGTAATCTTGCACATTGCTTAACCTCTGTCAACCGTCATACAAGTGAACCTCAAGGTCTTGTCCCAATCATTGCTAGTGTCCCACCTTCATCTCAAGGTCAACCTCTCCAATGCTGAACCCTCATCTGCTACAAGACCTTGACTCATCTCTTAACTCAACCATCATTTTACTTGATAGCCATGTGCCTTTTGTACTGCGTATCACATATACGAAAAACAGCTTCGAACAAGCCTCATTAACCTCTGGTTAAGTTCATACTAGAATGCATACTATACAATCGCTCAATCCTCTACAAGTTGTCACAAGGCTTGGTTCTCAAGTGTTACTTTTTTATCCATTGTCCACCTTTTCACCCCCATGAGTCAGCCGATTAACTCCATCACTTTGACAAACCACGAGCAGAGTCGCAAGGCAATGCCGAGGCAAGCTCGTCAACTAAAGGCCTTGCGAATCAGTAAAGTCACTTCGTTCCCTCGTAGAGTGTCCAAGTGCTCTCATTAATCAACTAACTCATGGAGGTAAAAATGAGTACAACTACTAAAAAAGTAACACTTGATAACGCAACCCTTGTACAACTTGTAGAGGCTCTCGCTAAACATCCTAGACAAACTAAACCAGAGCTTAATGAGGCTTTTATCGAATCTGTTTACCGTGATATGTGCTACACTGCACAAAATTCACATAACTATAAAGTTAAAATAATGGACGAGTTAAGAGCTGAGATCAAGGAACTTATACCAGCTGAAGGTTCAGAAGTTGTCGACGTCAACCTTGAGAAAAAGGTTGCACTCTATCAACGAATGGAACCAGAACTTGAGGCACTTGAAGAACGATTGACAGCGTGTAAGCAAGTGTTCAAAGATCACACTGGTAAAGAGTATAGTCACATGACTAAATCTAAGATGGTAACTAACAGCCAAGCCATCAGCACTGATGCTCGTAGGATAGCTGGACTTTAGGTCCAGTTATCAAGAGAGGTTAGCTAGTCTAGCCTCTCTACTAACTCAAGGAGGTTAATATGATACGTATATTTTTACTAGGTATGTTTACATCATTATGGTTGTTTACCATGATATACATAATACTAGTTGTATTTCTTGCACAATAGTATACAATAAAACCATTGAAAGAGAGGAGGCAACCATGCCAAATACCAATCCCTATATACATCTAGCAGACAAACTACTAGAGATAGTAGAAACTCCGCAGCAACTTACTAAACTTTCAGACTGGCTTGCAGACAGTCAGACAGTCAGAGATTTGTCAGTGCTTTTAGAATTGCAACAAGATAAAAAATTAAAAGAAATAATTTTTGATTATCTTTTCAAAAAGATAGAGTCAAAAATGCTTGATGAAATGTGTGATACTATGCAAACTTTAAACGAAAGAAAGAATGAACACACATTAGAAAATATAATTGGTGATTCAATACCAGAATATAAAATCATAGGAGGTACTGATGGGAAGAAACAGTGATCTTGAAATTGAAATAGAAACTACACTTGCTTACTGTTGGAATGACAAAGGCATGACCAATGATCAAGCTATAGCATGGATCAAAAAGAAATATGAAAAGTATGGTAGATATGCAGTTGACCATGCTGAAGCCATCATAAAAAGAGAGGAAGAACAATGGAATTGTTAACAAAGAAAATAGAAAGTCAACTGCGTGCTAACCATAAAGCTAACGCAGATGGCGATAAAACATTTGCACCAATCGTTAAACTATTTAATCCATATGGTGTAGGTACTTGGTATCTATCAGAACTAGATGACAATGACATAGCATTTGGTCATTGCAATCTAGGTTATGAAACTGAGCTTGGATATGTAGATTTAAATGAACTAAAGTCTATGACTTTACAGTTTGGTGGTAAGATTGAAAGAGATTTATACTGGAGTGGAGATATAAAATGACTCAAGCTAGTGGTTACACATCTGATGGCATAGGCTATCAAAAACAAGACACAAGTTATAAGGCAGCAACCAAAAATAAAAAGAAAAAACTAACATTAAGACAAGAGGTCTTACAATTTTTTTCAGAAAAGCAAGATCATATTTACAGTGCGACTATGATTGCTGAACGTCTAGGTTATGATATGTGTCAGATACAACCAAGAATATCTGAACTTAGCAATCAAGGTTTGATTGAGGACAGTGGTTTCAGAGGTGAAACTAAATACAAAAGACCTTGTGTAATGTGGAGGTACAAAGATCAAACGAAAGAAAAAGCAAAGCAAGAAAGTTTATAAAACTTGTCAAGCTTGTGATAATAAATCAGAATACTTTGTAATGATCTCTTTAAATGGGGACATAACAAAGTATTACATTCTATGTGTACATTGTTATGATGGTGATGAATGGCAAACAAAAATAAAAACAAAGGAACCTATCATGAGAGATGGTTCGTTGACTGGTTGAATAGTCTTGGTATTAAAACCAAACGTCAACCCATGTCTGGTTCATTAGGTGGTGAGTATAGTGGTGATCTTGTACTAGAGATGCAAGGCATTAGACTCATTGGCGAAGTTAAATACAGAGATGTTTCTAGTTTTCCAAGTCCATTTAAAGTCTTGGTGAACAGAGATATAGCCTTTTACAAAAGACGTAAAGGTGTACCACAAACACTAGTCATTATGTCTGGTGAAATTTTTCAACAACTCATGGAGGAAAGAGAGCATGGGAAAACTAAAGACGGTGAACTGCCCTAGTAATTATGACTTGTTTTGGAATCAAGTTGAAGATAAAATTAAAGATGCAACTCATGTAGAAGATTTGCAACACATAATTGCATGGGCTGAACGAGAATCAAAAACTGCTGGTGAATTAATTAGTCACTCTTGTCATATAGAATCACAATGCGAAGAGTTGTGGAACGATTACTTTGCTCATTAACAAGGAGAACATATGTCTTTTATACTTATGGCAGAGGTAATGAAGATAGAGGATATTGATGATCCTCTATCCAAATGGTTACTGTTAGTGCTTGCTGATTATGCTGATGACAAAACAAGAACTTGTTTCCCAAGCTTGTCGACGCTAACCAAACGTAGTCGTATTCGTAATACAACACTCAAAGATAGACTCCGTTGGTTAGAAGATAACGAATATATTGATAGATCATCTGGCAATTCTTATGCTTCAAATATCTACACAGTACTACCACACCTTAGTCGGGACACGCCCTACGTTGGTCGCCAGCCGACCACTAACCTATCAAGTAACCAAGTAAACAGTAAAGTATCTATGAATAAAAGAGGATTAATTAAACTAGATTGGTTACCAGACAAAGAGATACTAGATAAGATTAACAAATCATTTGGAGAAATAAATCATGGAGAAGAAACCGACAAGTTTGTCAACTATCATGTCGCAAAGGGTTCAGTCTTTGCAAAACCAGAGAGAGCTTATTACAACTGGTGTCGTAACGTCGCTCAGTGGAGAGAAAAAGTCATTAGCTTTGAAAGTTTTAAAGGGAATAAAAAATCCAATATCGGTGGACATAAGTCTGACTACTTCTCTACAGTCGTTGACGGACTCGAAGGTGATGATTAAGCTAGGCACAGAGTATAGATCACCCCACCTCTCTATGAAGATAGCTGATGAGAGCCATTTTAAAGCTTGTAGAGAGGTCATTCAAGAGTCTTTAGTACCATTACCCTCGGAAGATATTAAGAAGGCTCTAGCCTCAATTTCTACACTCATGAAAAAACCATTTGGTGAGACAGCTGCTGACCAAAGTATCAGAATCAAGGCACTAACAAGTCAGCTTTTAGATGTGCCAGCTGACATAACTTTGTATGCAATGAGACAAATTGTAGATACCAAAGTTGAGTTTCCTGTTTGGTCTGACTTTGCAAAGATAGTTAACCACAGAAAAAGAAACAGAGAGTCAATACTTAATCAGCTTGATAAGTTGTATCACAAAAAATTATTAGGAGAAAAGTAATGCCACTACCAATCATACCTCTTGATTATGTAGCTGAAGTACTCAATGAATCTGGTAAAAGATTTTATATATCAGAATATATATGGAGTAACAACGGTGGCAAATGTAAGTATCGCAAAGGTGAAGAAACCTATGAGGAAGATGCAAACAAATTTGTTCATGAAAAATTTAGTAAATATAATTGGTGGCATAACAAACACTCAACCTATTGGGGATTTGTAGAAGATACCAATATAGAAACATTTGAAATAGAATGGAATAAAATTACTATTGATGTAAAGATTAATCACTTTGGTTATTGTTTACAGAAGAATGGTGGATCACATCACCATGAATATTCTTATCAAGCTAAAGGTAATAAAGTAGAATTTGTAAAACAAAAGAATGGTATTTACAATGCAGTTGATACCATACCATTACCAACTACCAGCACTGGCTATCGTTCTGGTCATATACTTAAGAGAGATGCTAGTGAATATATCAAAGCCAATGAACTAAGAGATTATATACTTAGTGAACTTGGAGAACCACCAGCACAAGGAGATTTATTTACATGAATAAAATTATATTATACAGTTTACTTACTGTCATGCATTTTGATACTGAAGAAGCTTGCCAAATGTGGTCAGATAAAATCTATGGTGAGGGATATAAGTGTCATAAGACATACAAGTATGAAGAGTTTTATTTAGAGAAACCCCCATTGAAAAGACCAGAAAGTGAGTATTATGGATATTAAAAAGTACACCCACAAGATAAAAGTATTTCGTGATAGATGGTTAAGAGATCCAAGAGTAGTAGATATATCATTACCTTATGTTCCTCAAGAGTTTACCAGACCAGATGAAACAGTTGAAACATTCCATATTGATTGGGAGGAACAGAAAAAAAAGGGTAACAAAAAGTTACCCTAGTTATTACAGGCAGGGCTATGGAGAAAATCATTTTTGTACCCTATTAAACAGTAATAAACTATTTACTTTTTTGGGTCAATAGTATATAAGAACATATGAAAGAGAGGTGTTCCATGAACAATAGAATAGGATTTATTGGTGGCTCAGACGCTGTTCAAATTATGAATGGTGATTGGGTTAAACTATGGTCAATCAAAACTGGTAAGGAACAACCAGAAGATTTATCAAATAACTTTACAGTGCAATCCGGTATACACAATGAAGAGTTTATACTGCATTGGTTTACTGTCCAATACAAACAACAACTAACTGACTATCAAAAAACATTTGAAATGAATTGGAATGGTGTTCCGTTAAAAGGGACAATCGACGCCGCCACCCAAAGCGGAGCGGCGATTGTCGAAGCAAAAGAAACTTATGAATACAATAAGATGGAAGATCAATTAGCCAGGTATATGCCACAGTTACAATTCTATATGTTTGTTAGTAACATAAGCAGTTGTTACTTTGCTAATAAGTTTGGTAATCGTAGATGGGAATGTGTCCATGTTGCTAAGAACGGTGACTATCTTGATACTATGAAAGATAGATTGTTTCAGTTCTGGCAGTATGTTACATCTGATACTCCCCCCCCTACTCAAGACCAAGTTGAAATTGATACTGATAAAGTATTAATCAACGAGATGGTCAAAAGAAATGGAAACCAAAACAATTATTTTATTAGTCTTGTTGATAATTACTTTGAAACTTCAAGTCAGCATTCACAACACGAAGAAACAAAGAAAGAATTAAAGAGTCTTATTGCTCCGAATGAAAGAGAATTGTATTCAGACAAGCTTTCATTACGTAGAGATAAGCGTGGTTCAATTAGAATTGTTATTCATTAGGAGAGAGAAATGGAAGATAATATATTTACAGCATTAGCCAAAGCTAGAAAAACATTTAAGCCACTCAAGCAAAGTGGCAAAGCACAGTTCGGTAAGTTCCATACATTAAAAGATATTATGGATGCAGTAGGTAAGTCATTGGAAGATAATAATTTATTAGTTGTATTTGCATTGGATCATGTGACAGAAGGTGTTGCTATTCCAGTAGATAGATTAACTTGTAGACTTCATCATATTCATACAAAAGGAGTAATAACTTCTGAAGTTAAACTAGATAACAATAACAAAGGTCCACAAGGGACTGGTGGTGCTATAACTTACATGAGAAGATATACACTACAAGCATTACTAAACCTAATGCCAGATGATGCCACAGAAGATGATGGTGATTGGGTATCAACTGGTAAGAAACCAAACAAACCATTTTAAAAAGGAGTGATAAATGGCAGAAGAATACGACAATAAAAATAGTGGAGCAGTGTTTCAACCTTTTCCCAATAATGATTTTATATTAGAGGGAAAGCTTGACATTGAAGGCAGTGAACATAAGATAGTAATGATTAGAAGTATGACTAAAGCTGGAAGAGTAATCATTAAATGTTACACAGAGTTATGTGCATTGTTTGAGAATGATAATATGTTAAGTGCATCACCAGATTACACTGGTAATTGTCATGAAAGATTTGAAATAAATGCTGGCACCAAATTAAGATTAGCTGCATGGAAGAAACAACATAGTGGTAATAAGAACTATCTTAGTTTACAAGTGTCAGAAAACAAAAGACCTGCTGACCAACCTTCTACTAAAGAAGAACCAGCTAAAGTTATTGATGATGAGATTCCGTTTTAAGAGGGTCTATCTCTCTCTTTCAAAAAAACGATAGACTCGGGAGGCACTAGACCACCCTCTAGTGCCTCTTTTTTTTACAAGGAAAAACAAATGAACAGATCACAATTCCTAAGAAAAGTAGGTGACACCCTCACCAAAAGACAACATAGTTATGGACACCCTAACGACAATCTTAGATCAATAGCTAAGACTTGGTCAGAGTACAAAGGTCAAGAGTTTAACTATCTTGATGTATGTATTATGATGATACTAACAAAAGCAATGAGATTAAAACAAGATCCATTGCATATAGATTCTTATGAAGATATAGCTGGTTACTCAGCTCTAGCAGTAGAACTTATAAGTACATTAGTTCGAAATGGGGACCATCCAGAAAAGGTCGACGAGCTTGAGAACGACGAAGATCAATGTATGAGTTCATAGCTTCTTCAGCAGTACCAGTATAACTAGTAATACTACCTTCACTCCAAGCAGCACCCCACTTTATTGGGATATTACCTAACTGCATTGACGCTTGTTTCATTGCATCACAAAGATCATCATAAACATTCAACTCCCAACATGGACCATTAACATAAGCCATCAAGTCCACTGCATGAGAGTACCCATCTGTTTGAATAAGATGATAGCTTTTGTGTGTCTTTGATCTGCCAGCTTTAACTAAAGCTTCTTGTTCTTCTTTAGTACGCTTGCCAAATGTCACTCCAAAATCTACTTTGGTAAGCGTAATGGCTAGCTTAACAACATTAACTAACTCTGGATGCACACCTTCTAACTTACTTAAACTTCTCTTTGATAATTTAAATGCCATGATAACCCTTTCTAAAATTTAAAATTCACATCAAAGCCTCTAAGAAACGTACCTTTTTTATTTAAACTTAGTCTTGGCTTGAGTGATAAAGAAGAAGTTTGAGTTTCAAAAGCTTTTAATAACAATGGTATTTGATTACCTCTATCAAGTTCTATAGCATCAGTTGCAAATATACTAGCTGTATCTTGAACAGTTAATCCAGATAATGTAGGTGTTTCTGTTACCTCTTCTGCTGGTAAATTAATAACAATAACTTCATCTTGTGGTGGTGAAATAGTTTGTGGTGCTACAGATTCTGGTCTTTCAACTGGTGGAGTTGTTGTCGTTACAACACCACTACTTGTTTGTTTGGTTGTATCTTTTGGAATACCACTACCACCTTGACCTGTTCCTGTACCTTCTGGATTTTTATAATACTTATCTCCTACAGTACCAGGTGAATTAGTACGATAAGTATCTTCTTGTTCTCTAAATGCAACCTTTTGTGCAGCAGTAGGTTTGTCATCTTTAGTCGTACCATCTGGTCTTACTTTTGGTCCAGCAGTCCCAATAGATTTGGTCAGACTTTTTTTTTCATTAGCTCTAAAGTTTGCTGCTTTTTGTTTTTGTGAGGCTTGTTTTATTTTATTTTGTTGTGCAGCTTTCTTCCCAGTATTAGATGTAAACTTACCTTTAACTCCATAGCCATCATTATAAGCCATTATTTTCTACCTCCAAAAAATTTAGTTGCTGATCTTATACCAAAGGATGCAGCAATCACCACACCAAAAGAATATGTATACCAAGCTGGAGCTTGCTCTAATGCTTGGAAACCAGCAAATGCCATTGCTCTTGTTTCATCAGAAATAAAGCACAACAAAAATGGTAAACTTAATAAAAGGGTTATCCACTCATCTTTCCAACTAGATTGTGTAGCTTTGATAGCTTCTAAGTCCCAATCAATCTCACCGGTCAGTTGTTTCTTTTGTATCTCTGCTTTTACTTTTTGTGTTTGTACTTTGCCATCTACATAACTAGATGCCAATGAGCCTAAAGATTTAACAATTGTTAGTATCATTTCTTTTCTCTCCATTCATCCAGATTCCAAAGCAACCTGTCAATGCACCCATACAAACAGACACTAATCCACTTTGTTGTATTGTTGGATCATCTAATCCCATATACCAATGAACACTTTGGTAAGTTAGAATAGTAACGACAAGCATCATAAGTCTTGGGAATATTTTATAATCATCTATAATTGTAGCTGGCATATTACCTCACTTAATAAATAACCATTTTGGCTCATACCATGTACACCAAACATAAGACAAAAGAACCATCATTACAAATATAATATCTTTCTCAGACATCTTGTTGTTTCTTTAACCAAATAACAAAGAAAATAAAACCAATAATGGTAGCTAATAACACAAAAATAAAAAATACTTCAATACATTTTTGTTTAAACTCTTGTCTTTTATAAATTAACTCTTGTCTTTTTTTACGAATAGAACCTTCCATCTTTAACAAATCATCCCAAGCTTTAACACCAAATTTAAATTTAACATACTGTTGTAATTCATATCGTTGCTTCTCCAAAGTCTTTTGAGCAACTAAACTTTTCATTGCAGACTCCTCAACAGAGTCACCACTTAACATCTTTTTATAAAAGGGAGGATTCTTTGTAGACTTAACAGCTTGTTCTATATCTGAACTAGCTTTCATCCATCTTGATAGATCACCAGACATACCTTCCAGATCACGACCAATAGCAAATGCTTTCTTTATGTTATTAAATGCAGCAGTCGATAGACTTACCGCAGTAGCTATCGACGCTGGATCAAACATATTACTTCTTCTTTGAAGCCATAATCTTTTTCTTTAGGCTTGCTGGTAGTTTCTTTTGTTTGGCAGACAAAGGTGGTCTACCTTTTTTTGAACCATAAGTTCCTTTACCCATTGGCATTGTATCACCTCCTCTATGATGGTTTAGTAGGCCATGTTACATTATAAATATCACTTGCTTTTGTAATATCTCTTAGTGCTTGTCGATAAGTTTTCCATGCAGAAGCATCACCACTAGCATCTTCTAGTTTATGGATTTGCCAATCAGCTTCTTCAAGCAATGGCTTTCTTGTGTTTCTTAATGTTTCTTTTTGGTTATTATCTAAACTTGTTTGATAGGCTGTATCTTGTGTAGATTTTGTAACTGTTTTACCATCATCATCTGTGTAATCAGAATGACGATCAACCTCTTTCCATTTTTCTACCCATTGCTTATTACTATTTTGTTCTACTCCATCTCTTGTAATCATCTTAGTTACTGATGATGCAGTTGGTTTAGCTGTAGGTAATACACCTTCGTACCCTAGAGAAGTTAATATATCTGTAGAAAGTGGCCCTCTTGGGAATGAAGTGTGTGCATTGTCTGCTCGTATTTCACTTTCAGTTTTGATTGTTCCAGAAGAATGTCTAAATTCAGCCATGATAAAATCCTTAACTTGCTATTGCGTAAAAAAGGTATGTTCCAGTTGTAAATCCACTAGCTATTTGAAAGCCACTATTAAGTGGGTCAATGTAATCGTATGATGAATTTTGTGCTGCACTACTATTTATTAATAAATAAGGATCATTACCAGATACAATACCTCTTGAACTATCCCAAAGATACCAATCACCAGAAGCATCTGTTCTTTTAACAATAACTAACATTGAACCAGAACTAAATCCACAATCAACATCTGTGCTTGAACCATTAGTATGACTAAATGTTCCCACTTTACTAATACCTGCAAGGGTAGCCCAAAGATAAGATATATAGGTTAAATTATTACTATTTACAGAGGTATCACTACTTACAGTAAATATTGTACTACTAGGACTATAAAGTCTGCTACTATAATCTGCAGAAGCACTATTAACATCTAAAAATATATTATGACCACTTGTTAAACTACTATGGTAAACTTGCCAATTATCTGTATAGCTATCTCGCAGTTTAACCCAAATCATTTCTGGAGTAACACCTAGATTATGAGTAATTTGTCTACCTGCTGATCCATTTCCTGTATAAGCAACTATATCAAAAAATTTTGGCGATCTTCTCCACATCCATGAATAATTATTAACGTCTGAATCGGTTGGTGAACCAATCCCTTTCATCTGGTCAAAGGCCGAAGCAGTACCACCAAATGCTTGTCCAACATCATTAGTATCCAAAAAAAGAACCTCTATATTTCCACGAAGCCTATCATAAGTATACCAATTATTAGTTCCTGTTACATCTGACCTATTAGTAAACATATCTGGTGGAAAATTAGCTAGATAAGTTGGAGGTGGGCTGTCTTGACCTCGTTCACCAATTGCAAATACACTAGCTCTACTTGTAGGTGTAGCCATTGGTCCTCTACGAATAGCCATATAAATGTATTCTCTTCCATTTGTATGATTACTTGTAAATCCAGTACTTATTAATCCTGGACCACTTGATTCAGCTTCAGAATCTATTGCATTAGCTGCAATATATTGAAAATTAGAGGAGTTTCCACCTTCAACCCAACCACGTATATTATCTACTATACCCCAACCACCACCTGCTGAATTATCTGTTCTTTTAAATATTAACCATTGTGGTTCAAACCCTAAAGTTGTAGTAATTTGCGAACCAGTGCCTGTAAAATTACCACATTGTATCATTCCTTCATCAGAAGTATCATGTCCAAAAAGATAAGCTACATAATTTGATCCACTAGCTGATGTATCATTATGAGGACCAACAGTAAAATGTGTAGCTGTAGGATTAGCTTCACCCCAAAGATATTGGAAAGAAGATATAGTTGGATATTCAGCATACGCATCTGTTTTGTTTAAAGCAACACGACCATAATAAGGAGTATTGTTTGTAGTACTTAAACTTCTATGCCAAACTGTCCAACGACCACTAGAGTTAAGTTGTTTTACTATAATCATGCCTGGAACTGAACCTAAATTATGAGCAATACTTTGAGTTGAGCTTGATCCAGAATAAGTTACTACATCAAAAAAGTTTGGTGCTTTTCTAAATGTCCAAGCTACGTATGGATCAGTAGAACTACCTACTATTCCATTACCATCAACTTTAAATCCATTATTGTAAAAATTAGTTAATGTACCTGAATTTGTAGCTTCAGCACTATTAGTATTACTACTAAGTAATTTCATAACACCTCTTGCAGTATCAAAAAGACCATGATCTTCTGAGGCATTTCTAGCTTTAATCCAAACAAGTCCTCCTTCTCCTGTAAGATCAATATTATTAGTTATTGTAGCTGTTGTGCCACCTTTACCTATATAAGTATCACAACTAAAAACATCTTCTACATTTAATGATCCAGATAAATTAAGAAAACCAGATGCACCTTGTAATAATTTTTTATTACTACTCATGCTAATGCCTGACCTGCTGTAAACCCATAAATAGTTGTTCCACTATCTACAGTATAAAAAGCAAAGATGTCTGAACCACTTGTACTAAGTGTGGGTGCAGTAGCTGCATTCCATTTAACAGCAGAACCCCAAGTAATAGCATGAGAACCACCATAGGTAACTTTAAGTGTAAAGAAAAATGCCGTGCCACTTGCAGGTAAATTAGTAACTGAAAAGCTAGTAATGTTTGCAGCCGTAGTTACACTAAAATTATTCCCATTATGACAATCAAGTGTTAAAGTTTGATTGCTATTAGACAAAGCACCATTATTATGATCTTCGTTGATTCCACCATCAGCAGTTATCTCTCCTGTAAATGTAGCACCAGATAAAGCAGCACCACCTATGTCAGATAGAACTTCAGACGTTGATCTGCTTTCTAAACCACTAGCCGTAAACCTAGCATACTCGTCATCAGCTACACTTGAGCTATCAACCTTAACAGCATTGGTATTAGCAATGCCAAAGGTCAAAGATGCTTGACCACCAATATCTGATAACACTTCCGAAGCACTTCTACCTTCTATGCTTGTACCAGCAATCCTAAGAAAATCATCATCTGCTGCACCACTTGTAAACACAGGAACATCACCATTAGTAATCCCTGTTGAAATTACACTAATAGATTGAAAACTTGACCCATTGTAATATTTAAGTGCATTTGTAGATGTATTATAAAATAAATCTCCTTCGTCTAAAGATGATGTTGGATCAGAAGAACCAACCCTATATCTTTCAGCAAAAGAATTTACTCCACTAATGTTGGATGCAACTGTTGAAATATTGCTATTAGCACCAGCAACTGTTGTAACATTTGCACTAATACCAGCTACTGTTGTTACATTACTTGAGATGCCAGCTACTGTCGTTACGTTACTACTTACACCAGCTACTGTTGTTACGTTTGCTTTTATAGCTTCAATAGCATTTAAGTCAGAAACAAAATCACTTGTAGCTAATTGATTTAGGTCGCTTACTATATCCGTTGTAGCCAATGTATTAAGATCACTAACTATATCTGCTGTTGCAAGTGTATTTAAATCAGTTACAATATCACTAGTAGCAAGCGTATTTAAATCGCTAACTATATCAGATGTTGCTAGTGTATTTATGTCACTTACAAAATCGGCTGTAACTAATGCCATATCAGCTACAAAATCTGACGTAACCAATGCCATATCTGCAACAAAATCAGATGTAACTAAACTCATATCAGTTGCAAAGTCAGACGTAATTAAACTTGCCTTACCAGCAACGGTTGTAACATTAGAAGATATACCAGCTACTGTTGAAACATTAGATGATATACCAGCAACGGTAGTAACATTAGCTTGTATTCCAGCTACAGTAGTTACATTGCTAGATATACCAGCTACTGTATTAATATTAGCAGTAATAGCTGATAAAGAATTTACATTTGCTATTGTTGGTCCAGCTTCTACTGCACCTGTTGTAGCGTTAAAACCAAGAACAGTACCTACTCTGCTTGCTTTTACTGGTAGTGTCATAGTTGCTGCATCATCTGTATCAAGTAATCTTATTGATCTATCAATACGATCCTTACGATCATCAAACAAAGCAACCGTTCTATCTAACTCTGTGTTAAGCGTAGCTATAGGAAAAGCACCAGATGTTGGAAAGTCAGTTGATCTGCTTAATGGTATTTCTCTATATATTATTACTGTACTTCCACCACTAGCACCTGTTACTGACATGGTAACTGTGCCTGTAGAACCATCTCCACCACTAACTGTGTAGTGTGAAGTAATCGTTTTAGTTGTTCCATCAAGAACTACCTTTAAATCTGTTGTATCAAAAAATTCAAAGGGTACTGTAAACGAAGTTTGTGTTACACCTTGATTTACAGTGTATGATATACGAGGTGCATTATCTGTTAAGTCTATAGTCATGGCTGAATCATACCTCTTTTAATTATATTTTCAATAAAAATTACCATCTGCCTACTACCTTTCCTATGTCTTTACTTAAATTCTCCATCCACCATATCTTAGCAAACGGTAAATTTCTTTGGAATCTCTTTACACCCTCATTAACTTCACCATTATAAAAATCAACAACACCTCTTTTATATTCCCAAAGCAATGAAGCTGGTGCGCCTATAACTTCTAGTGCAGCATCCATTGGTCTTTCTGCTTTATCTTTAGATATAAACTTTGGATTAACTGGTGAGTTTTCAAAGTAACCTAAGTTAGCACCAATAGATAATCCTCTGTAAAACATATCAGAGTATATTGCAGCTAAACCAGAATAATCAAATGTTCTTGCTATTTTATCTTCAGTAGACATATTTTCTAATACATAGGGTCTGTTTCTGTATCGTAATTGTAAACCCATATAAGCTAAACCCATAGCCATAGTAAAACCCATAGCTTTATTCTTTAATGTATTCTGTGCTAAACTTGCTGTAATTTTATTTGCCGCACCAAACGAATAAGACATAAAAGCAAAAGGCAATGAAAACAAACCATTCTCTATTCTTGAATAACCACGAACTGATTTGCTTTCTGTCATTCCTGGAATATATTTAGCAACACGCCAAGGCACATAAAAAATACCATCCATCATAATAGGTTTATCTGCTGGTGATGCCATAATAACAGTATTAAAAATACCAGCGTTCATTGAATTTCTAAATTTATCTAATGTTTCACGTGAAACACCAGCTTTTAACCATCCATCAGAGTTAGCTAAGTATAAACCTTTTGGTGTATTTCTTTCGTAAGGTGCTTTTTTAGCTATCTCTTCTATTTCTTTTATACCAAACCCCATCTTAGCCATCATTTCTACAGTTTGTTTAGATGCTGTTTTGTTTTGAATACTAAGTGCATCTTCTATAATTTGATGCGCTCTAAAAATAGACTCTAATCTTTTTGCAAGGTTTGTAGCTGGACCCAATAAGTTTGTAGAATAAAATAATTGCTTGGCTTTACCAGCAACTTTACTATATAATCCACGATCTATTGTTCTATTTGATAGATCATCTATCAATCTCAAGC